CCCGACCGGACGCGGATGCGGATATAGAATATAGCCGGCGGCTTCGATCCGGTTCATCGTTTCGGCGAGGAGCTCAGCGGCCTCAGACGGTGTCATGGCCGTTTAATCCGCGGCCGTTGCCGTTAGGCGCCGGCAGCGGCGCTGGATCCGCGGCGCCGACCATATTCGAAGGCTGCCAGTATTCATCCCCCTCCGGGCCGTCGATCGGGTTCATGTTCTCGAGCTCGCGGATCTCGTTCGCGTTGAGCCAGCCGTTTTGCCGCGCGAACTGATAGGACTCATAGCGGGATTTCGTGTCACCCCGGAGCACCGCATCCATGAGGAATTCAACGAAATAGCTCCGGCGCTCCGCCGGCGTGAGCAGGGCATTGAACTTCCGTTCCCAGCGGAGGATCCACGGCCGCATCGTGTCGATATGCGTGTCGATCGCTTGCTGCTCGATCGAGGCGTAGGAGACCGTTCCAGGCTCGAGGACGCCGATCTTGTAGGGCTTCACGCGGAAAAGCGTGGCGATTTCTGACTTTTGATACTTGCGGCCCTCCAGAAATTCGATATCCTTCGCCGCCAGGCCGATCTGATGCCATTTGACTCCCTCTTCCAAGATTGCGACTCGGTGCGCGTTCGTGAGCCCCTGGTGCATGCGCTCCCAGCTCTCGCGCAACCGGCGCGCGGCCTCATCTGTCAGCTGATTGGGATGCTCGAGCACGCCGCCGGGATTGGCATTATTGCCGAGAAAGCGCGCCCGGTACTCCTCTTCCGCGATCGCCAGGCCGACCGCCTCGCGCGCCATGCGAATCGGCGAATACCCCATTATCCCGTCGGAATTGAACCCGCGCAAATGCAGCACTTCGCGGAGCGCCACTTCGCCCCCGTCAGGGAGCGTATAGAAATAAATAATCCGATCCGGCTGGAGCACCACGCGGATCCGGTCCGGCCTGAGCGGCCAGAGATTGGCCACCTTGCCGGCGCCGTCGCGCTCGATCTCGGCATAGGCGTTTCCGCCGAGCAGCACGTGGCCGGTCAGCGTCTCGACGAACTCGTAGTCGTTTTGATACGGGTTCGGCTGATCGTGCAAGATCGGGTAGAGATAGTGATTTTGTGCCCGCTGTTTTCCCCGCGGCTGGAGCCGGCGATACGTGATCTTCGGCAGCGACGCGACATAATCGGCGATGTAGGACACGCAGGCCCAGACCGCGACGCATTGCAATGAGGTCTGCTCGGTTACGCGCACGCCGGACGATACCGGCTTCCCGCCCCCGAAAACGAACCAATCCAGCAGCCCCGGCGTGTTGATCCCGAGATCGCGCTTTTCCTCCCGTTTGCCGAGCAATGCAGAAATCAGCATCGTCAGCTCAATTTATTAACCAGCACCAGCATTGAAAAAAGAATCAATAACACGCCCGTCACGATCGCCGACAGCGGCGGATAAATCTCCCACAGACCCCATGCAATCAGCCCCAGCCCCCCGAAAAAGAAAACATCTTCGGCGTATTTTCGCACAATCGCGCCGAGCTTGTCGAGCGGATTCACAATGTCAGAAGCCCTCTGCGATCGTACACCGACCCCGCGCCGGCGCCCGGATGCCGGATCGCGAGCGCGAAGGCGATGATCATGGCGACGATGCCATCGATCTTTTTTTTCGATCGCTCTTTGTCCGGCTTCACGTTGCCGGCGGGATCCGTTCGCACCATGACGTTGTCGGCCATCCAGCGCAGCACCGGATGCCCGCCATGGCGGAGCTTCTTTGCCCGGATGAGGCGCGCCATTTGCTTCGTCGGCTCGCTCAAAGTTTGATATCCCTGGCGGACCTCGATCATCTTGATGTTGTGATCGCGTGCCATATCGTTCGCGAACTCCGTCGCGCCCCAGGGATCGAAGCCGGCGAGATGATAGCGCGCGCCATTGGTGAACACACTCTGGATTGGATAGAGCGTATTGATCGCCACCAGGCGGCGCTTGATCGCCTCGAAGTCGATCACAGCCCCCTCGGGCGCCTCGATCAGCCCGTCGCGTACCCAGGCGTCATACGGCACGTCGTCGCGCCGCATCGCCTCGAGGATCGTGTCCTTCGGGATCCAGAAAAACGGCAGCACGACGAATTCATCCGTGCTTTCGAGGACGAGCTCCGCCGTTTTATCTTCTCCCTCAAGGCCCTGCACCGCATTGTCCTTGAACACCAGTCTCGAAGGCGGGAAAAGCAAACAAACGCTGGCAATGTCGATCTTATTCGCGAGATCGATCCCGACGATGCATGAGCGGCCGCGGAGCGCCTCGTAGTCGATTTTCTCCCAGCAGCTATCCCACGCCTGCATCGAGAGCCAGCGCGTCGCCTGATTCGTCCAGTAGCAGAAGTTAAGCCGGCGCACGGTGTTTTCTTCCGCCGGCATGTCGAGGCCCTTGCGGACTTGGTTGCGGAGATATTCCTGCGCGATCGAGACGCCGAGGTTTGGGTTCGCTTTGAGCCAGTGCGGGCCCTCGACGCGCCAGTCGTCGCACTCGAGGCAATTATCGACGGGCTGCTCCTGGCCCTCCTTCCAGTGCTTCTCGCAGGAGTCGAGCGCGCAGATAAAAACAAAGAGCCGGTCGTTCTCGGCCGTGCGCTTCAGTATCCGCGTACCATATTCGTGATAGCGCCAGCAGACGCCCTCGCGGTCGAACCCGCTGTTGGTGATCATGAACATGAGCGGCTGCCGCCGCCATTTGAATCCGGCCGAGAGCATATCGATCACGACCGAATTTTTATGCTCGTGAACTTCATCCACTAACGCGCAATGCGGGGACGGACCCGATTGATTTTGATCTTCCGACGAGATCGGCCGAAAAAAAGAATTAGATTTCGCGTCCGCCAGATTCCAGCAACGCTCGAGCACGCCGGACTTCGTGAGCCGTGCCGCTAGATGCGGCGACTGATCGCACATCGCCACGGCCGGGCGAAACACATTCATCGCCTGGTCCTTTTTCGTTGCGGCCACATAAATCTCGGCGCGAGATTCCCCATCCGCAAGCATCATGCAATGCCCGATACCGGCTGCCAGAGCGCTCTTTCCGTTGCCTTTAGCCTCTTCGACATAGGCGATTTGATAGCGACGATTCCCGTCCCTCATCTTCCAGCCGAATAAAGACCCGATGATAAACTCCTCGAATGGCTCAAGAACGAACGGTTTCCCCTCAAATTGCCCTGCTGAAAGTTTCAGCACATCACGAAAAAATCCGATCTTGAAAAGCGCCGCTTCCAGGTCCCAGATCAGATCTTTTCTTTTCAAATCCTCCCGATGCCGTTCACACGCCATTCTCACCCAGCGGCACGCAACGATCTCGCCGGATCTGACTCGCTCAGCGTAATCGCTTGTCGGATCTTTTGCCTCTTTTTTCCTCATGCGCTCTATCCGCCCTGTCCGATGCCGCGATTTTTCTAATCTCGTTCCAGACCGAATTAACAGCTTTAAAACTTCGCATCCAGGCCAGCTGGAATCGTTCCTCGGCTCGTTCGAACTCATCCTTTAGCTTAGTGAGGGTGGCTAGAGCTAAAGGGTCAGTTGAAATATTTCGCCGCTGGATCTTTTTCTTTCTCATCATCGGGATCCGCATTCACCTTCGAACGGCTCGCCGGCGTCAGCCCGAACTGCTCCATCATCGCGCGAAATCTTTTTTCAGTATCAGCGAGCTGTTGCCATGCGGGATGATGGACTTTTCTTTTGCTCCCAGTTGCGGTGACGACGGTCTGGAATCGAGTCCGCCGCACCGTTTTTCTGAGCGTCAAAATCTCTTCGTAATTTTCCGCGAGCTGCTCGAGCGCCCACGCGTCCGCGATGGTGAGCACTCCCATCTTGTCGAGCTTCGCCGCGATCAGTCCCCACGCCAGCATCACTTTTTTTGTGAGATGCTCTGGCGGGCTGGGGATTCCGCGCGGCGGTTTCGGCTCTTTTTTATTCAGCGGCCGCTTTCCGCGGTTCCCCTGAATCAATTTCAAATAAGTTGGTTTTCTCTTTCGGCCCTTCATTTTTTTCGCAAACCCCTAAAAAACCACTTTCCCAATTTTGCGGTAACGCGCGCGTGGT